AGGGGTGGTAAAATGGAAGTGTTTGACATCAATGGTCAGATCATCAGCCCGCTGGCGGGAAAAACACTGTACGTTGCGGGTGACAGCATCGCCTACGGCAAGGGCAGCGCAGGCGGCTACGGCAAATGTATTGCAGACAAGTACGGTATGGCGTTAATCAACGAAGCAGTGGACGGCGCAACGCTGACCCCGAACATTACCGACAATGTGAATGGCGGCGTTCGCGGCTGCATTAGCACGGTAGTGACAAACTCCACAGCGCTTGCAAAGACGGATTACATTCTGCTGGAAGGCGGCGTGAACGATGCCTGGAACAATGCCCCTGTGGGCACCCTGACCGATGGGTTTGCCGCTGCCTACGACGAAACAACCATGACCGGCGCACTGGAGAAGATGCTGGACGATCTGGCAACGAATCACAGCGACAAGCGCGTGGCCTATGTATTCCCGCACGGCGGGATGTTTGGCAGCAGCGAAAACTGGTATAAGACCTACAAACCTGCCATCCTTGCGGCGCTGAAAAAATGGGGCGTGCCTTATGTTGATATTGCGGAGACCACCCCGCCTATGGGCGGCTCCGGCGTCAGCGAACTGGGCGATAAGTACACCAGCGACGGCACCCACCCCAACGCAGCGGGCTACGAACGGTTTTACACGGAGCCCATCGCGGCGCTGCTGAAACGGCTGTAACAAGGAGTAAAAAATCAAAATGGCACTTTCGAACACGGCCACGCCGAAATACTACGGCCGGTTCCGGGAGGCCGTGATGCGGGGCGAGATCCCCGTATGCAAAGAGATCAGCATGGAGATGAACCGGATCGATGACCTGATCCGAAACCCGGGCATCTACTATGATGACAAAGCGATGGACGGCTTTGTACAGTTCTGCGAGAAGGAACTGACGCTGACCGACGGCAGTGACCTGAAGCTGCTGGAGACCTTTAAGTTGTGGGCGGAAGAGATATTCGGCTGGTACTACTTTGAAGAGCGCACGGTGTACAAGCCGAACCCGGATGGGCATGGCGGACGCTATGTGCAGAAGCGTATCAAGCACCGGCTGGTGCGAAAACAGTACCTGATCGTGGCGCGTGGCGCCGCCAAGAGCATGTACGACAGCTGTGTACAGCAGTTTTTCCTGACAGTAGACCCCGCAACGACCCAGCAGCTGACCACGGCACCCACCATGAAACAAGCAGAAGAGGTCCTTTCTCCCATGCGCACAGCGATTGCACGGGCGAGAGGACCTCTTTACCGTTTTATGACGGAAGGCAGCTTACAGAACACTACCGGCTCCAAGGCAGGGCGGACGAAGCTTGCCAGCACGAAGAAGGGCATTGAGAATTTTCTGACCAACAGTCTGGTAGAGATACGCCCCATGACCATTGACAAGCTGCAGGGACGGCGCGACAAGGTTGCCACGGTAGACGAATGGCTGAGCTGTGATATCCGGGAAGACCCCATTGGCGCGATTGAGCAGGGCTCCAGCAAGGTGAACGACTACCTGATCCTTGCCACGAGCAGCGAGGGCACGGTGCGCAACGGATGCGGCGACACCATTAAAATGGAATTGATGAGCATCCTGCGCGGAGAGTATGTGAACCCGCACGTTTCCATCTGGTATTACAAGCTGGACAGCATAGACGAGGTGAACGACCCTTCCATGTGGCTGAAGGCGAACCCGAACCTTGGCATTACTGTAAGCTATGAGACCTACCAGCTGGATGTGGAGCGCGCCGAGAAAGCACCGGCGAGCCGGAACGACATTCTTGCCAAGCGATTTGGCATACCGATGGAGGGTTACACCTACTTCTTCCCCTACGAAGAGACGCTGCCGCACCGGCACCGGAGCTTCTGGCAGATGCCGTGCGCGCTGGGGGCAGACCTTAGCCAAGGCGACGACTTTTGCGCGTTTACCTTTTTGTTCCCGCTGGAGCACGGATATTTTGGTGTAAAGACCCGGGACTACATTACCAGTTACACCCTTTCCAAATTGCCGATGGCAATGCGGCAGAAGTATGACGAGTTTATGCGGGAGGGGACACTGGTCGTGATGGAAGGCACTGTGCTGGACATGATGGAAGTGTACGACGATCTGGACAGCTTTATCGAGAATGTGGGGTACGACGTCCGCTGCTTTGGATACGACCCCTACAACGCCAAGGACTTTGTGGAGCGCTGGGCGAGGGAAAACGGCGATTACGGCATTGAAAAAGTGATCCAAGGCGCAAAGACCGAGAGCGTACCGCTGGGCGAGCTGAAGAAGCTGAGCGAACAGCGGAAGCTGCTGTTCGACGAGCAGCTGATGCAATTTGCCATGGGCAACTGCATTACGCTGGAAGACACAAACGGCAACCGCAAGCTTCTGAAACAGAGGTATGATCAGAAGATCGATGCGGTTGCCGCTATGATGGATGCGTATGTAGCTTATAAGCTGAACAGGGATGCGTTTGAGTGAAAATTATTCAGGGATATCGGTGTATTCGGCGTCGTAAAGCTTTTTTACGGTTTCTGCGTCCGTTTTTGTGAAGGTGGTTTCGTAACCGTAAGCATCCGTTATAACCATGCTTTCATCATTGAAGGTGATGATTTCGTCCCAGCCCGGATCATATCTATAGTGTACCGTATAGGTTGTTAAGCGGGTGCCATCTGTAATATGACCAACATATGATTAGCGCCTATTAGGAAAACACACTGTCAAAGGGGTTTGTAGCGGGGGTTAGCCCGCTACTGCGGTATCTTCCGTAGTGTTGATTTCAATGTACTCGGCAATCTTGCGGAGCTCGTCAGCAAATTTGAATTTCACGCTGATATTGCCGTTTTCATAGACCTTGATATAGTCCACAAGCTCAACCAAGATTTCACGGTTGAGGGCTTCAATGTTCTGATACTTCATAAAGGCTACCAGTGCAGGATGCTCGTTGTCCACACCGTTTGCCAGTTCTGCGCGTTCAGCGTTCAGCCGGGTAAGCACCGCGGAAATATCAGAAGTCTGCCGTTCATAGTCAGCCTTCATATCCCGGTATTCCTGCTGGGTGATTTCACCGTCTTTCCAGTCCTGATAAAGAGATTGCTTGTAGCGTGTTATCTTTGTCAGTTCCCGCTCTTTTGCAGCTATCAGATCGTCCAGTCGGTAAGACTGGCTTTTTTTGATTGGAGCGGAATTGATCTGCGTGACGATTTCCGAGTAGGAAACAGCCAAATGTACCTGATGCTGTACAGCGAACAAAACAGCAGCCTCCAGCCGTTCATGCTTGATTGAGTGCATGGTGCAGGCTGTCCGGGAACGGTTCTTGTAGGTTGAGCAAGAATAATATACATTGTTGTTCTTGCCAACGCATCGGGTAATGGCCCGCCCGCAATCGGCACATTTCAGAAAGCCGCTGAATAAATGTACCTCACGGCCTTTCGGGGAAGTACGGGTATCACGCTGTAAGAGAGCCTGTACCTTGTCGAAAGTTTCATAGTCGATAATGGCCTCATGCGTTCCAGCCACTTCCACCCATTCCTCGCGTGGAACAGCTTCAATCTGGTGTACCTTGTAGCTTTTCACCCGGCTTCGGCCTTGGGCTAAATCCCCGGTGTAGGTCGGATTGGTAAGAATGGAGTGGATCATGCGGACTCCCCACATAGGATCGTCATACCCTCTTGTCGAAACAGGCAAGCCCTTTTGTACCTTGTAAGCCGAGGGGCTCGGTACGCCGTGTTCGTTCAGGTACAGCGCGATAGCACGTTTTGATGACCCTTGAATAAGCATTGTGAAAATGAGTTTGACATTTTCAGCAGCATCGGGATCAACAATCAGCCTGTGCTTGTCCTTTGGGTGCTTTACATAGCCGTAAGGAGCAAATGCTCCGATATACTGGCCGTTGCGCCGTTTGTAATCAAATACCTGCCGGATCTTTTTGGAAGTCTGATAGCAGTAATTATCGTTCATCACGTTTGTAATGGGAACGATGATATTTGAAACGCTGTCGGGGTTCTTGTAGCTGTCCACATTCTCAGCAAGGCTGATAAAGCGAACACCCATTTGAACAAACAGGTTATCGATCAAACTTCCGGCATCGCTATAATTTCGTGCGAAGCGGGACAGGTCTTTTACTATAACGCAGTTGATTTTACCACTCATGACATCCGCCAAGAGCCGTTGAAAATCTTCACGGTTGGCGTCCGTTCCAGTATGACCATCATCCACATATTCCGTGATGCTTTCAAACTCGTCAATGTTGCGTCGGTAAAAATCGTTCAGTAGGTCACGCTGGTTCTTTACGCTGTTGCTATCGTCTTTTCCTTTTTTCAAATCTTCCTTTGAAAGCCGGATATAGATGCCCAGCCGCCAGCGGCGGATTGTGTAAGAGGGAGAGAAACTCTGCTGATACCCTCTGTTTTTTGCTCGTGCCATTGTTCCTCCTTCCCTATCACATTACACTTATATTATAACTCTGTCCGGGGAGGACAACAAGGATGCCTCCACTTCGGGACACTTTGTCTCGAAGAAGCAAAACGAGCTGTAGCCGAAGTTACAGCCCGCTTCTTTGCCGCAGCAGGAAATCTGTCAACTTATCTTGGAGAGATGGCCCGCTTTCAGCAAATTCAATTTTCACGCCAACGCCACCGATGCAAAAGCAGTATGGATTTTTGACAGTCTGCAAAAATCGAGAGATGCGCTCCTTTCGGGAAAGCGCATTGTCAAAGGTCATACCGCTCACATCAGGCAGGGACTCGGCAGCCACCGCGCCAATGTCAACGCTTCTCATTTGTTCAAGTTCCTGTGTAGTTAATTTCACGGTAAACCTCCTTCACAGATTGATAGAACGCCTCCCGCTGTTTGGTGGGGAAACGCAACAGGCCAGCACCACCGGGATGCTGGCCTGTTGCCTTACTCCACCTTGGGACACTTTGTCTCGAGGTTTATTATAGTTTTTGAATATTAGAGAGCGCCGTACATATTTACTTGGCCTGTCCAAAGACAATCGTTATTTTCTGTGCGGCGCTCTCAACGCAAGTAAAGCGACAAGCCCGGAGGAACAGGCAGCCAACCTGTTCAGCGCCGGATCATGGCCTTGGGATGGCCGGGCCCATTTACAGTGTTGGTGTTGTTCGCTCAATCTCTTTTGGGAAATGTCACCGCGCACCCACCGTCTGGCTCCACGTACTTACTCAGGGTTGCCGTTATTCCCTTGCGTTAGGAAGAAAACCTCCTCTCATAAACCGAGACATTTTTTCATCAATTCCAAGTGGGTTAAGAAGAAAAAATCAAAAAGTTTTTTTCATGCGTTCAAGGCCACGCTTGATCGACTGGCGAATAGACTCCTCATGTACGCCCTCGGCCTCGGCAATTTCCTTAATCGACTTGCCAAGAATGATATGTGCGTCAATTCTGCGGCCTTGGATCTCCGGCAGAGAATTGAGAGCGTTCCACAGACGAAGAAAGGTTTCCATCCGTTCAAGGAGCTCCTGCGGGGTCGGCTCATGCAGGCAAGCGGAATACTCAATCCCGTCATCGCAGTCCAAAGAATACTGCGCCTTGTGCCGGGAGAGCCGCCGCTGGTAGGCCATCTCATAGCGGGCATCGGCCTTGAATACCTCGGCCACCTCGTCAGAAACTTCGATAAGCTGATCCTGCGTGTACCAATAATAAAAATCTTTCAAATTGATAGTAGTCATCGTAAAATCCTCCATTTCAGTTTGTTCGGGGTTGGTCGGAAACGAAATGGAGTAACGGCGGAGAACGGCACCGCACCTCGGGACACTTTGTCTCGAAGTCTGGAAAGCAAAATGCGCCTGCGCGACACGAAGCCGCACAAGCGCACGAAAATATATTATCGGTTATGTACTGTTTAATTTCACATTCAAAGCCGGACTGCTCCGATGGAGGGGCTACGCTTTTTTTAGCTGGTGCAGATCACGCGAACAATGAAATAATAAAAAGGACACGGCAATACCTCCCGGGAACCGCCGTGTCTTAAAAAAAGGTGACTTTAATACACCCTCCGTATTTCTGCTATTTGAAAAGAAAACGGCGGCTTGAAATTGCTATTTCAAAACCGCCGTAAGGCTACTGTATTTTGTGTTGGCGCATAGAAACTCAGCCGCCGAAACAACGGTTTTTTTATTATCCCGTTGAGCGGTTGTACTTCTATATGTTTGGTTTGACTCTATTGCCGTTGTGACTATCTATCAACACTTTTCTCTGCTATGTATCTATACGCCAACTTATAAACCTGTGCCACTTTTTTGTCCGAAACATCCCAAGTAGAGATTTCTTCTTTTATAAGTGTAGGAAATTTCTTGCTTATATCTCTTAGTGCGTTCCCTGCTGATTTTCGGACATATTCGCTGTTATCTGCTTTCAAATCGGATAGGAGGGAAATTGCAATTTGAGGATTTTCTCTAAAATAATCGCGGTTTGTCCATATACGAAGTCCCTCCGAAACAGCTCGGCGGACATTAGGGCGACTATCTTGCAACCATTCTTTAATAGTTGGCAAAGAGTTTTTATATCCGTTTGTAGAACAATATATATCAAAAGCCATAGCCAAAACTTCTTGGACTTTCCAACTCGGATGTGTACTTACAGTTTCGCTCAAAAACTTTAATGCAGTTGGGCGCATTGAACTTGCATAACCATATAGGAGCACACCGATTTCTTGAATTTGAAAATATTCTGAGCAATACAATTCCGAAGCTATTTGGATATATTCATCGGGTGAATAGGATCTACTTAATTTAAGAGCTTCTTCCTTAACCTTTTTCAAATTGTCTTTGTCAGTGATTGTGTCAACTAAGTGTTGTAAGTATCCCTTATCCATAAAAAAGCCTTTCTGCAATCTTGAATTTTTAGTTTCATAATAATAGATGCTCAAACGAAGGCAAAGACTCGGCCTCACTAACAATTTCCATAAAATTTTTTTACAAGCAATATAATCCCATCAAACCACTTTTGACTTGGCCTTTGATCAGGAATGTTATGATAATAATGCAATATCATTTGCGTAGTCTTTGTATTTTGAACATAACCATTTTGCTTGTAGTTTAACACAGTGAGGGATTGCCTCATTTTTTTCTGGATTGAATTTCTTGTATTCATAAATTCAATCCATTCCTTGCAGGTGCATGGGTTATTTATATCTAAAAAACTACAATGCCCTTGAAAAAATGACTCCAAATTTAACCTTGCACGATATAATAATCCCTTGACAGCTTTAGGAGTAATATCTAATATTTCGCTCACTTCTTTTATTGATAAGCCAAACATATCAACTAAGGAAAAAGCTATTCTTTGATTAAGCGACAACTTTCTTGTCATGGCTAAAAAGCACCCGTCGCGCAGTTTTATCACTTCTTCATTTGCTTCTACTTCATCCAACTGAATAGATGGAGGAGTAACTAATAACTTACCATCCCGTTCTAATTCTTCAATACTTTCAAAGTATTCAACATTATTTTCTCGTTGTTGTTTGCGTAATGACATACGAAACTCGTTGATACAAATTATCCGAAGCCACTTCTTGATCGCTTCTGGACTTCTAAGCTCCTTTATGTGGAGCCACGCTTTAATAAAAGTTTCTTGCGTTAGGTCATCTGCATATTCGGGGTTAGCCGATAATTTTAACGCCAAATTGTAAACATATTGCCCATAACTTTCAATGATATTTTCAATTTTGGGCAATTCTTTGCGACGGCGATCAGAGGGCTTTTGAGCATTTCGAGGTATGAGCCACAGTCTACTAAACTTTACGGCACCCTCTATACGATTTTCTTCGCATAATTTCTGTATGCGGCGTTCTGAAATTCCCCAATTCTTTGCAGCATCTTGTACCGAAATAAAATCCATATTCCACCTCCAAAAATCAATCATGAATAATTATATACGGTCAAACGAATAATTTCAATCATGCTAATATGAAGTTAAATAGTCAGTAGTATGAAATTCAAAATCGTTCAAATAATATCACATGAAATGTAAAATCATATCAGGTGATGTTATGAAGATAGAACGAGATGAAAGACGCTTTGATTTTCACGATATAGGGCTCGCCATCAAGCGGGCAAGAGAAGCCAGCGGCATGACGCAGGAGCAACTGGCCTATATTGTCGACCGCGCTCCGCGTACCATTATGTATAACGAAAATGACGGCCAGCATCCAAGCCTCAACACCTTTTATCAGATGGTCACAATGTTTGATATATCGGTGGATCAATACTTTTACCCGTCCCAGAATAGCGGGAGCGAGTGCAGAAAGCGGATTGATGCCATGTTGAACGCCTTGGACGAAAGAGAATTGAAAATCGTTGAAGCTACAATCCAAGCGATGAAAGCATCGAAAGAAACGGAGGAAACGTAAAAGAAAGCGTAACCTCCGTTTTTG